TGAGGCAGTTGTGATTCGACAGCCAAAACGAGTTCTGTCTCTAGATTACAGCTCTCGCATTTGAAATCGTATCTAGGCATGAGGTCTAAAGTCAATATAGGTAACGTTGTGACAGTTGTAACATTTGATATAGCCGCCATCACTCATCAGCCTTGCATCTCCACAATCAATGCAGCACTCTGAAGTTGGCACTATATCTACTTTTACACCCTCATCAGTAAAAGTTGCCCTAACACCTTTTGAGTCAATGATTTCCATATCACCCATGTTCAACCTCATCTTGGAAATACCAATGCCCGTTAGCGGTGCTGGAAGCCCACTTAGCGTGTTCTGCTACACCTTTCTTGCAGACATAACCGTAATACGGTTTTCCCTTTCCTTTCGATATGCCCTGTTTGAGGATATGCCCATGTTCGCAAGGGATTGGCTCTTTGGGTGTTGAAGTGCCAATGGCATCAATAGCTTCTCCAATACTCCAAGCAACCGGCTCAGGCTCTTTTTTCTCAGCTTTAAAACTTTCTCGGATAACGTCCTCGACTGCTGCTGATCTAGACCCTGCTGCACCGTAACGTCTTTCCTCTAGCTTCTTTTCATATACGTTAGGTTTTTCTTCCGCAGCAATAACCTTTGCCATTTCGGTTTGACTTGGACGTTTTCCTTTTGCTGCATATCCAGCATTTGCCAAAGCTCGCCCGATTGCAGACGTCTCTGCATTTTCCAACGCGCTAGTAGAATTAACGCCTCTGTCCGAAATGATTTCGTAAGCAAGTCCAGTAGCAAACGGTTGGCTATCAACGCATGTTCTATAAATTTTGGCAAGAACAATAAAACGTTTTTCGCTATGTTCCAACAACTCCGTATGAACCATAAAATCAGCAAAGTCACTAATAAACCTTCCAAGTCTCACCTCAACCGTTTCATAATCATTTATATTAAATGCCATCTTCCTCACCTCTCATTTCTCTCACTATTTGGTGATAGATCAAGCCATAACCTAACAGGTCTTTTAATGAATCCTCATGATCGCTGGACTGGCTAAGTCTTGATACCTTGACGAGCAACATTGCCATAGCCACCTGTTCAGGCGAAATGTAACTGTCAAAGTAACCCGACCATAATTCGGAGATACGACGGTGATTGAGTGTCGCATTTCCATAAACATTACCTCTTTCCGCAAGGGTAAGCTGCAATTCTTCGAGCAGTTCATTAGTTCTTTTCATAATCGAATACCTCGTCTTTTCTCATGCGCCTTATGCGCTCTTGGTGGTCTAAACTAGCTCTCCAGCCGTCGTTCCTGCCACTCCAATACCCTTTTTCATAGTTTATTGTTTTAATTTTGTCATACAACCAATAAAGCATTGCGCTGCCAATCAAAACGTAAAACATTATAAACGCAACTTCCCTTAATTCCATCCATGGTGTCATGAGTGTATTTTTTCCTTTTCTATGTAACTTGCAATAAGAGAAAATAATTTAGCTCTTAAACGCCTATTAGCATCTTCAGGATTATCTCCAATAGAACTAAATTGACCTAAAGCATTTTTAGTGCTTGCAATGTATTTATCAGAGTCAGCAATATAACCTAACTCAAATTTGCTACTAGCTACGCTTTCTATTATTTCTATCATGCTGCCACCCATGAACCGGCATAATCGGTAGTAAAGCAATACTGTTCCATTGCCTCATCAAATGCAATGCTAAAGTCAAAACCGATTTGATATAAATAATGAGTTGCTAATAAGGCTGAGGCGTAACTCTCAACCCAATAAATGTATTTATGATTCCAGTTGATTGTTTCTTCAAACCTTGCAGCTTGTTTAATCCAATCAGACTCACCTGCAAACTCCATTTGAGTTTCTGTTAATCGCTCAAAGTCTTTGCTTGTTAGTTCCATAATTACCCTTCCGTTACACCAAGTTCCGTTAACTTGGTAAGGATAAGGGTGACCTAAGACAAGTTATATTTCAACGCTTGTCATGGCGTGTTCTATAACGCTTTTGTTATATAAGGTTTAATTCATCAAAAGCATCAATTTGCTCATCAATGCCCTTGGATTCGTAATCTGTCTGCCTACCCATAAAGCTTGCCTTCAAATATAAATGAACCGTCTTGATTTATTGGAACAGGTATGACCTGCACTTTACGGTCTTTGACATAAGCTACGGCGAACCCTGTCTGCCAATTTGCATAGCCTCGCGTGTAGGCCATGCCTGAAGAACTAAGATCGACTAAATTGCCAACCTCAACGCCCCATACAGTACGCCCTAATTGGCCTCTAGAAGCCTCTGTGAAGGCCGAAACCCCTAGTCTATGGGTATGCCCACACACAACGCTCTTTCCAAGCCTTCTAGCCCCGTTTAAAGCCGTTTGGGAAGGCACTTGAGAAAGTGGGAAAGCGTCTCCATGAACTGCTGTCCATCCATGCGCCCAGTCAAGCCCGAAAGGGTGGAATTTGATTTGGAGTTTGTCATATCCCATAAAACGCTCATACTGCATCTCGGGTAAATTGAGGAAGGAAGGAAGTCGTTTCTTGATTGATCTGTAAAGTCTGATTCCATGGTTACTTCCTAACACGTCCGTTACACCTAAATAAGTTAATACTTCTTGGGTGAGCTTTCTATCTTCATGAATATTGCCAACCATCTCGTCAATCGTTCCGGCATTGAAACCGCCTAATTGAGGAAGGTCTATTTCGTCACCGATTTGAATAGTACGGTGAGGCTTCCATTTAGCTAAAAACTTACCAACTGACTTGACTGCCTTTTCATCAAAAAATGGAACTTGAAGATCACTTACAAAAGCGATTTTCTTTATCAATTAGTCCTCGTCATCCTCATGTGGGTTATGTTCAGGATTTACAGGGTCAAAATCAGGTGCAGTTGGAATTAACCAATCAGGAAAAGAATTTCTATCCAACATGCCAAGTGCTTGATCTACTGGAAAACCTGCTCTGCGTAAGCTCAAATAATATTCACGCATAGCAATAGCGTAAGCATCTAAACGAGTCATAATTTGATCGTGTTGATACTTACCTTTACGCTTTGTAACTTTGCGCTTTTTCTTTTGAGCCATAAGTAAATTCTACTTTCCTTGAGTGACAATCCTCAGCAGTTCTTCTTGGCGTGTTTCAATTCTTGCTAAACGATCTGCAAGGCTACTTCCAGAGTTAGGAGTTAAAGTCCATAACCAACCCTTTATTAAATATCTTAGACCTAAAAAGAAGCTAGTAAGAACAGCGGAGACGGCGGCGGCTAAGCCAGCCCAACTTGCAGCATCCATTATTTGGCATTGACACCGTAGTCAACTTCAGTACCTGAAGAAGGGTCTATGGCTTTTGCTATAGGGGCGATTACTGCGCCGAGTAAAGTTGCATAGGCAGGGTGTATGTCAGCGACAATAGCCAACGCAACGGTTATGCCTGAAGCGGCAACTGCTCTTAAATAAGACTTAATTGCAGCCTTATGCTTGTTTGATAGTTTCATTTGTTCCCCCTAGTAATGGGATATTGAAAGGTTTCCCATTTTGATTTGGTTTAAAACTTATATGTATATGTGTTTTATGGGGATTCAACCCACGATATTTTTTCCAACGCCACAAAGATTTGGCACTACAAATTTTTCCCATATGAATTATATAAAGAAAGCGTCGATCACCTTGTTTTGCTGCAAGTCTAATTTGATCTGCCAAATAGATACTAATTCCTTGTTCTTCAGATAGGCGAGCGTCAATGTCCAAAGCGCAGACTTCCCCTCGTTCATTGGGGTTGTGTTGACTAACTCGAGACTGGTGACGCAGATCACCAATCCATCCATCAAGACGCTTGGAACGATTTGGGAAATTATCATTAGTTTGTTCCCTAAATTGTTCAGCAGCTTTTGATAACCAAGGTCTCATTTAAGAAAGCAACAGTTTTGCTTCATCAGCAGTAATTCCAAGACGATCTAAAATTTCTTGGCGTTGTGCTTCTTTTGCATCCGCTTCTGCTTGTATTGCAGCTAATTCTTTTTTTGCTCTTTTTGCATCGATTTCTCTTTGTGCTATTTCCTCAGGAGTTGCATCCCTTACAATATGTTCATCAGTTAATCCATTATATTCATAAATTTTCATTATTTAGCCAATCCGTAAATAGTTATTTCACCTGTGAAATTTCCTGCACTTGTTTCAAATCTAATACCATCATGTGCAGAAGTAGTGCTATTTCTAAAACCATTTGCCATGTAAGTACCTGATGAAGCTGAGTGTGCGCTTTGTACTTGACCAATTTTATATAACGAATTAGCAACATTTGTTAAACTTAAAACAAATCCCACTTTGTTATTTGCGCCACGATTATCTTTTATATACCAAGCACTTCCAGCAGCACCTTGAGCACTAACAGAATCTTGAAAATAAGTTGAAGTGGTAAGAGTACTACCCGCATTTCTTAATCTTGCTTCAAAATTCGCATCTGCCGTAGTTTCAATAAATCCTACAATTTGGTATGAAGTATAAGTAGAACTAAAAACACTATCAGCATTTATCGAAGCAACAGCAGACGGGGAAAGAGTTGTGATTTTCGTAAAACCTGAACCACCGCCAGCAGCAGCAGCCCATTTCATGCCTGTTGCTTCTGCGCTGTCAACAGTTAAAATATGTCCATTGGTTGCACCAACGGCTAATCTAGAAAATGTATCTGCGCCAGTTCCAACAATTAAATCACCTTTAGCATCAATAGCAGTTGCCATTGAGTTAGTGATTGTGACAGTTCCTGAAGTACCACCACCGCTTATTCCAGTTCCAGCAGTTACACCTTCAATGTCTCCAGTTGCACCTGAAGCCGCCCATGCCGAACCGGTGTAATACCATAATGAATTATTGTCTTTTGTGTAAGCAAACTGACCTTCTTGAGGTGAGGTTATTGCTGCGTCTCTAGCTGTTGCATCAGCAAATACCAAAACGCCTTGCATTAAATAACCGTTAACGTCTGCGGCACTTAACACGTCACCGGTGTTAAATGTCTTAAATCCTAAACCTGCTGCCATTGTGTATTCTCCCTAGGGTCTAATTATATCTTAATAGGACAAAATATCTTCACCAATAACACCATAAGTGCTATTGCCAATTATGAAACCGTCAACGATAGGCTCAAGGGTAGTGAAGTTTCCTGTCCATGAATTTGGCGTGATTTCCCAAACAACCCCTTGGATTTGTAGGTTTTTGGTAATAGTTGAGCCATCCGGTTGGATATTGGTAATAACTACATTGTCGAAATAGTCAAGGTCAAGCATGGTCGCACTTGGCACATTTGGGTCATATAAGTCAACAATCATGCTATCAATGCGGATAGTGGTACTTGATCTAGTCGCAACATAAATTGCAGCTATGTTGGCTGCGTCGGCATCTGTTTGAATAACCAAATCGCTGAAATTGACTACATGCGGAAAGTACTCAGCAACCGAATCTACGTCGGTGTAAGTTTGTCCAGTTCCACCAACTCGAGTAACTGTTGATTTGTTAACAATCAGCTTATCGTCAAAAGCAAAAACTAAGTTTCTATAAGGTATGCCAGTAGTTTGATTAAATGCAATCGGTGTTGCACTAGCTGAGGAAATGACATTTGATCTGTTTTTAAATACAGCGTTACCTTCAGGGTTAATAAAAAATGCGCCTTGTTCTGAAGTTTCAACATTTTTTAAAGCTTGCAAAGTAATGCGATTGCTTGCTGGGTCGGCTTGGGTCAAACTGTCGCCGGTATCGATTGAACGCATAGTCAATGGGAAACTTACGGTATCTAGTATTTTGCCAATTCTTGTTCCAGTATCTTGTCCATTTGCTTGACCTGTTACGGCGGTGATTGTTGACATGTTAAATAATCTAAAAGCATCTGAAGCGTTTATATCTACATAAGAGACATTTTCTGCCTTATCGTAAGTATAAATATAATCAGTTGTATAACCGCTAAATAAATAATAAGTTACGCCTAAGTAACTTGCAGA